GGGCGATGCAGAAGATGATGCAGACGTTGAAGATCGTGTAGAAGACTTAGAAGATGCATTAGATGATCTAAAAGCTGAATTTGAAAAAATGATGGCTGGTGACGACGAAGGCGAAGACGACGGCGAAGAAGCTGACGACGATGCTGAAGGCGACATGGACATGGACATGGATGCTGAAGAGCCAGAAGAAGAAGCAATGGCTTTTGAAGCAGCAGACGAAGAAGTTGACGAAGCAGACGAAGAAGTTGAAGAAGACACAACTGAAAAGTCAGAAACTGAAACAATGCGTGAGTATGTTGAAAAAGTAACAGCTACAATGGGTGACAACGGTGTAAACGGTAAGTCAGCAGTAGCAAAGCCAAACAACATGGGCGGCACAAGTGCTAACATTGCAAAGAACGGTGCAGCAAGTCATCCAGAAGCAGGAGCAGGCTCAACTGTACAAGGTTCAGCACTTAGTGATACAAGTGCAAAAGATATGTCAACTGGTAACATTAACGTACCAGGCGGCAAAGCTGCAAAAGCACACAAGAGTGCTGGAGCGGGACACGGAGCTGAAAAGAAAGGCTCCAAAGAAACTGCTGACAAAGCCGCAGGAAGTACTTTAAACAAAGTATCAACTAACGCTAAGTAAGTAAGGATAGGGACTAATAGATGAAAAACTTACGAGAGCATTTGACATTCGACCAAGCAGGAATAGTGCTTGAGAACGCTAACGAGGGGAAAGACCTTTACTTAAAAGGTATTATGATCCAAGGTGGAGTTCGCAACGCTAATCAGCGAGTGTATCCTGTGAATGAAATAGGCAGGGCTGTCAAAACTCTCAATGATCAAATTACTGGAGGATACAGTGTTCTCGGAGAAGTTGATCATCCTGAAGGCCTTAATATAAATATCGATCGTGTAAGCCATATGATCACGGAAACGTGGATGGAAGGTGATAACGGTTACGGTAAAATGAAACTACTACCAACACCAATGGGAAACCTAGTTAAAACGATGCTTGAGGCAGGCGTTAAACTAGGTGTCTCGTCACGTGGTAGCGGTAACGTATCAGAAGATGGAAGCGGCAACGTTTCCGACTTTGAAATAATCACTGTGGACGTTGTGGCTCAGCCTAGCGCCCCTGGTGCATATCCTACAGCAATTTATGAACAATTAATGAATGCACGTGGGGGAATGAAGGCATATGAATTAGCACAGGCAACGAAGCACGATATAAAGGCACAAAAGTATCTTAAGGACTCGCTGATTAACATAATCAGTAAACTCCAATGAAACAGGAGAACAATATGATAGATGCACTGAAAACACTCTTTGAAAACGATGTTGTATCAAATGATGTCAGGGCACAAATAGAAGAAGCTTGGGAGCAAAAGATTCAGGAAAACAAATTAGCAGCTACTGCCGATTTGCGTGAAGAATTTGCACAAAAGTATGAGCACGATAAGTCAACTATGGTTGAAGCTATCGACTCAATGCTTTCTGAGCGACTTGCTGAAGAGATTGCAGAGTTTGCAGATGACCGCAAACAACTTGCAGAAGCAAAAGCAAAATATGCTATTGCAATGCGTGAAAATGCTAATCTACTGAAGGGTTTCGTTGCTGAGCAATTAGCTGGCGAAATTAAAGACCTACGAGCAGACAAGAAAGCAATGGCAGAGCAACACGCCAAGCTTGAAGAGTTTATTGTAGAAGCCCTATCAACTGAAATTGCAGAATTTTATGAAGATAAACAAGATTTAGCAGCTACTAAGGTAAAACTAGTACGTGAAGCTAAAACCCACTTCGCAAAAGTCAAAGCTGACTTTATCGAAAGAAGTGCTAATGCAATATCTGAAATGGTCGGAACGTCACTGAAAGGTGAAATTCACGCACTTAAAGAAGATATTGATACAGCACGTAGAAATGACTTCGGTCGTAAGATATTTGAAGCGTTTGCAAATGAGTATACCACTTCGCACTTGAATGAAAATTCAGAAGTTGATAAACTTATGGGTGTACTAGCTGCTAAAGACAAGCAATTAGTTGAAGCCAAAGCATTTGCTACAAAAGCAAAAACTCTAGTTGAGTCAGTAAGTAAAGATAAGAATCGACTTATTGAATCTGCAAAGAGAGAGAAAATTATGAATAGCTTGATCCAACCTTTAGGAAAAGATCAACGCGAAATTATGACAGATTTACTGGAATCGGTACAGACTGAAAGGCTTACTAAGCAATTCAATAGGTACTTACCATCAGTTATTGACGGAAATACTCCAGCAAAGCGTAAGGCAACACTTACAGAAGGCACAGAAGTAACAGGCAACAGAACCGAAACAACACCAACAAAAATGACAACTAAAGCTGACGAGTCTAATGTATTAGATATACGCCGTCTTGCTGGATTAAATTAAGGAGATTATGATGTCAGAATTACTAGAATCACGCTGGGGTGACACCAAAAACGCACTTCTTGAAGGCCTACAAGGTAACAAGAAGTCAGTTATGGCTGCTACACTAGAAAACACTCGCAGATATTTGTCAGAGAGTGCATCAGCAGGCGCAACATCCGCAGGTAACGTAGCTACACTTAACCGTGTTATCCTACCAGTTATCCGTCGTGTAATGCCAACTGTTATTGCTAACGAGCTAGTTGGCGTACAGCCAATGACTGGCCCAGTTGGTCAAATCCACACATTACGTGTTCGTTATAGCGATACACAAGATGCTACTGGAACAGTAAACGATACCACAGCAGGCGAAGAGGCTCTAAGCCCATTCAAAATTGCTGAAGCATATTCCGGTGACGGAACTGCCGGTAAAGCAGCATCAACAGCAGCACTAGAAGGCGCGGCAGGCAATAAAATGTCTATCCAAATCTTGAAGCAGACAGTTGAAGCGAAGACTCGTAAGTTGAGTGCTCGTTGGACTTTTGAAGCTGCACAAGATGCTCAGTCAATGCATGGCATTGATGTTGAAGCTGAAATCATGGCAGCTCTTGCACAAGAGATTACTGCTGAGATTGACCAAGAAGTATTAGGATCACTACAGACATTGGCTGGAACTGGTTCACAAACTTACAATCAAGCTGCGGTATCTGGTACTGCTACTTTCGTAGGTGACGAGCATGCTGCATTAGCAGTGCAAATCAACCGCGTAAGTAACTTGATTGCACAGCGTACACGTAGAGGCGCAGGTAACTGGGCTGTAGTTAGTCCTTTGGCACTAACAATTCTACAGTCTGCTACAACTAGTGCGTTTGCACGTACAACTGAAGGCACTTTTGAAGCTCCAACTAACACTAAGATGGTTGGTACTTTGAACAATGCAATGAAAGTATATGTAAACACATACGCAGCTGATAGTTCAGCAGTGCTTATCGGATACAAAGGCGCAAGTGAGTCGGATGCAGCAGCATTCTATTGCCCATATATCCCACTAATGAGCTCAGGCGTTGTACTTGATCCAGCAACATTCGAACCTACAGTGTCATTCATGACACGTTATGGATATGTTGAGTTGAACAACACTGCATCATCGCTTGGTAATGCAGCTGACTACTTAGGTCGTGTTGAAATTACTGACGGCAACGTTAGCTTTAGCTAAGTTTTACTAACACAGTAAAATTAAAAGGGCTCCTTAGGGGGCCCTTTTTTACGACTTGATAAAATAATAAGGAATACACATGGACATAGTATTAGTAGTAAGTCTTTTTTTAGTTTTGTTTATATTTGAACCAGGCAATAAGAAGATAAACGCTTATTGTAAACAGGCGGTAATAGATAAAGAGTTTGAATCTCGAAAGTTGTGCTGGGATTATTATACAGATTATCGTGAAGATATTCCAAATTAAATGCAATTTAATGGTTGACAACCATTCCTTTTAGTGCTATTATATATGTATAGCTTAGGAGATATCCTCAAGTTAGATAGTGCAAGGAACAAGCAACCTGCAGCGTTGCGAACTTGGCTGACACCTGTAGTGGGACTGTATGAGCGTAGAGATACGAAGATATGGATTTTGGACTTAACGGTTCGATGTTAGGCGCTCCGACTTATGAAATGAGTTGCTAGGAGTTGTTGGTAATCATTAATCCCAACCTATCACCTTATTAGGAAAGGCAGATGCAGCAGTGGTTGTAGTCTGTCTTTTTTTTGACTAAATAATTAGTGAAAACAACATTAATCTTCTTAACCACGTTAAGTATGGCTGCGTGTGATGTTAACAAGGTTGAACTAGTTAATACATCACATATCGAGCCGCCCAACGTAATACTCTTACCTAACACAAATCCGGCACTTGTAGCATTTAACTATATCAACTATGCTGAAACTACTCATAAAGAAGAACTTTCAACTCTTACAGGTGTAGACGTTATTAATACCGAATGGTGTGCAGCATTTGTAAACGGTGTATTAGACCAAAGTAATATTCCTACTAATTTAGATCACGAATTTCCTCTTACAGCAAGAGGATTCTTAGATTGGGGACATTCTGTACAAACACCAATACCAGGAGACCTTGTTATTTTTCCAAGAGGCAATTCTGATTGGCAGGGACATGTTGGGTTTTATGTAAGTACTATATTCATTGATAATGTAAAGTACTACCATATATTAGGCGGTAACCAGCGTAATAAAGTTTCTATAGTTTTGTATCGAGCAAGTAACGCTCTAGGTATACGCCGCTACTCAATGTAATTGATAAATACTAATGTCGATAATCGTGCCGTATTTACGGACTTATGCAGAACTGACCCACTGCGTAAACCTAGAACGTTTTAAAGGAGAAAACAAATGGGAAGACCACTAAATAAGAAATTTTTCGGAGCACCTACAGCAGGCGGCAATGAAATTAAAGTTGCGTTTTTTAACGGAACAGAATCAGTAAACGGTTATATTGTTAAGCAACTTGGAAGTAAGAAATTCCGTTGCACAGATGGTGTAGTTGAAAAAGATTGCTTTTTAACAAACGCAGCAGCAGCAGCTTTGACAGCAGGACAAATGAGTATTGTTGTTAAAGACGATGCAGAAGCAGTAAAGCAAGTTACTAAAATTTCTGGACGTAAATTAACAACAGAAGGAACTGCTAGTATTACTTGGAACTTTAGTGCAGCAACCGATGATGACGCAGTTGAAATAGAAGAAGCTGGTGATGCATCAGACGTTGCAGCAGCAACAATGAACGCATGTACACAAGCAAGTCCAGGTGCAATTACATGTACAGCAGCACACGGGCTACTTAACGGCGACACAGTAAGAATTACTGGCGTAGTTGGCATGGTTGAGCTTAACAACAAGGTATTTGCAATTACTAAGACTAGTGCAACAGCATTTACAATTGGTGTTGACACAAGTGGATTCACTGCTTATGGTAGTGCAGGTACAGTAACACAAACTCTTGCTGAAGCAGATAACTTCGGAGACTGATAAAGAGTAAAATTAGTATGGGGGATTAATTTCCCCCTAACTTTTTACATAGGAAATAAGAATGTCAAAGTATTTAAATGTACCAAATGGTAATTATAAAGTAGCTGTTCAATCAGGCGGAACTATATTTCTGGATACAGGATTAGATTCGGGTACTGTTGAAATTTCCGGCGACTTAGTGATCCGAGGCGATACAACAACTGTTAACACTACACAAATGGTAATTGAAGACAGAGTCATTACACTTAATAACGGAGATGATGCAGCCGCAGGAATACAAGGTTCTGATAGTTTTGCAGGAATAGAAATTAATCGAGGATCGTTACCTGATGCATACTTTGGATACGACGAAGACGTTACAGGATTTATAGCCTTTACAGGTAATGGAGCAAATTTAGCATCATTAGCTACAAATAAAATTGATTCAAGAAGCCAAAATTTATTGTTAGACGCTGGAACTAGCACTATTGGTGTATCCCCTACAGTAGACTACGAACAAAAAGTATTTACATATTCTGGTGCAACATTAACTGGCTATGATGCTGCGAAAGCAGATGTAATACCAAACACACAAGCAGTAGTTGATTATGTTGCATATAACTTTGCAAACGTTTTCCTAAGCCAAATTGGTGACGGTGATGTTACTAAATCAAGTATTGTAATTGCTGACTTTGAGAACTCAGGAGCTGATAGTAAAATTACATTTGCTATCGACGGAACTACAGTTGCCCAAGTATTTGACGACAGCTGGGATTTTGATAAAGTAAGAATTACCGGCACAGTAATTGAAACAACATCTACAAACGCAGATGATTTAATTTTAAGAGCCAACGGCACTGGCGCAGTCCGCATTGACGATATGCTACATATAAACAGTACACCAAGCGATGACGATAATACATTAATACCAGCAACTGCACCGGCCGAAGGTGTTAAACTTTATGTAAATAATCAGTCACATGGTAAAACTGGAATTTATTTTGTAAACGCAGAAAACAATAGAGACGAAATAGTAAGTAAAAACAGAGCACTCCTATTTGGAATGTTATTTTAAGGAATAGAAATGGCAATAGTAAACGAACATTTAAAAAGCAACGACAATACAATTATACTAACGGTCCCTACAGACAAGTCGTACGCTATTACAAACATTATGGTATGTAATAACGGCTCGACTGGATCAGCAACGTTTGACATGCATTTTGTTCCGCAAAGTGATCCTATTAGTAATGATGATACTAGAGTTATTAATAATTTGACTATGCCAGCAGGCGAAACGTTTACGTTTGATAGTGAAAGAATTGTACTTGAAGTGGGCGACAGATTAGTATTCCAGGCAGATCCAGCAGTTGTATTCCCAACAGTAAATGCAACAACAATGGTAAACGGTAAAACGTATATTATCATTGCAACAGGAACTACGGACTTTACAACCAATGGAGCGGCAAACTCAAACGTTGGAACAGTGTTTACAATGGCAAATAGTCCAGCTACCGGAAGTGGCACAGTAAAATTATCAGGCTACTCTAATCTTGCAGCAACAGTGAGTTATTTGGAAGTATAACATGAGATTGATTAAACAACAAACAACTAACCTAAGACGCATACAACCTACTTCTAAAGGTGTTAAAGACGATATTGACGACCAAATAGTTATGGTTAGTGAACGTGCATTAAAAGTACCAACTGGTCCAATAGCACAGCGTCCTGGTGAAGCAGGAATTGCTACAACAGCCGCAGTAGGACAAGTTAGATATAATACTACTGATCAACAATTAGAAGCATACCAAAATGGTGCTTGGAGAGAAGTGCGTTTTAAAGAACCTAATCAAGATCCGGGAATTGTTTGGCAAAACATAGGCGTCGGAAACGCAGGCGGTGATGAAACTGTATTTGGTGAACTACAAAGTAATGATCCAGATTATCCTGTTCCTGCTAGTGCAAACAACATACTAGTGCTTGTTGAAAACGTATTACAAATACCAGTAACAAACTACACAATACATCAAACAGCAGCAATTTCGTCGGGCGGTGCAGAACAAGGACCTAATCATCCTTACACTGCGTCAGGTACAGGTTGGTGGATTAAATTTACAAGCCCAGTCCCAACAGGTAAACCGGTCACTGTAATTCATAACCTTGACAAATAAATACTATGTTAAGGAGAATAAGAGATGTCACAATTAGGTAGAATTAGCGGGGGTGTATTAAAAGATAACCTCTTGCGCAACGGCAGCAATTTAAATTTTAAAAATACTAGTGCCAGCACTCCTATATTACATCTTGATGTTAACAATAACAAGATTGGCGTTAATATTGATGCCGCTACTGATGCATTAACACTCCCTAGCACTTTACAAACACAGACATTATTATCGACTATTTCTAACATTGCAAATTTTACAGTAGACCAAAGTAGAATTGTTGCTCTTGGTGGAGACAGTCTTATTACACTCAGTTCTACTACTGCTATTGCTGCTACTGCTGTAGCAACTGCTAATCTAAAAGTAGACTTTAATACTATTAGTACAACAACAACTGATACTAATATCGAAATACGCCCGCACGGCACTGGAGCAATAAACATACAAAGTAACTGGAATGTTACTGGTGATTTAAATGCAACTGGAAATATACAAACATCAGGAAATCTTACTTTAGGTAACGACGATGAAGATAATGTAACCTTTGCATCTGACGTACAAAGTAATATTATTCCTGATCAAACCAATACAAGTGATTTAGGATCACCTAGTAAAAAATGGTTAAATATTTATAGCACGTTACTTAATGCTCAAGCAAGTACACTTGACGAAGTTATTGTAGGTGGTCCTGCCTCAAGTTTAGCACGTAGACAGGGTAATACATTTTACGTTAGTACACTAGGCAGTAATACTAATGTAGGAGATCACCAACACGGAGCATTCCGCACACTAAAACATGCACTTGCACAAAGCGACGGAAGTACTGCTGGTCCAACAGTTATTCATGTGTTTCCGGGAGAGTACGAAGAAGAATTTCCATTAACTGTTCCTTCGCACGTTACTATTATGGGCGAAGATTTAAGAAACGTAATAATTAAACCAACAGTTGCTACACAAAGTAATAATGCATTTTTAGTAGAAGACGATGTAACTATCGAAAATATTACTATTAGAGACTTTTACACAGGGTATGCATTTAGTTTTACTGCTAATGGTTTAATAAACACACGCAGTCCGTACTTTAGAAATATTACAGTTATTACTAAAGGTAGTGTAGTAAGTGCAAGTGACCCAAGAGGCTTTGCACAAGGTGATGCAGGAAAGGGCGCACTTATAGATGGCGCAGTATTAGATAGTGCAAGTTTAGAAGCAAGTATGTTGTTCCATAGTTGTACATTTATAACACCTGGCGTTGATGCTATCACAATGACAAATGGTGTAAGAGTAGAATGGCTTAACAGTTTTACATATTTTGCTAACAGAGGATTATATGCTACTCAAGGCGCTAGTGGCAAAGTAATGCCAGACACATCTACTCGTTACGGAGCAGAACTTCGATCAATTGGTTCAGCATGTGTTTATGGCAACTACGGTGCAGTGGCAGACGGTGCTAACACATTAATATTCTTACAAGGGCATAACTTTGCTTATATTGGCACAGGCAAGAACTCAAGTAATGATAACACACTTACAGTACAAAGTCAAGAAATAAGTGAATTAAATTCCGGTAATATTGTTTATACTTCTACAGACTCTAAAGGAACATTTAGGGTAGGGGACTTATTCTTTATAGACTTTGACACAGGTGAAGTATCAATTGATGCAAGTACACTTGACTTTAGTGGCATTGGCAACATATCAGTAAATAACGGAACAGATATAGGATATATAGACGGTGCGAGAGTTGATTCTGGAAATGTTAGACTTACTGGAAACACGGTTACTACTATAGACGGTGATTTAAATCTAAGTCCAGCATCTGAAATATTTGATACAACAGCTAACACAGGACTAGTAGTTAGCCGCGGTACAGATGTACAGCGTAATAATCTAGCAGGCGATATTAGATACAACACTGACGGAAACTTGTTTGAAAGTTATTCAACTGGTGGTATAAGTTTTGGCGGAATATATTCAACTGATAGACAAGAAGGTGTGTATGCACATAATACTAATAACACAATAGTATTTAAAGCAGGCGGTGCTGTAGTTGGTACAATAGATAGCAACAGTACTAACTTACACGGATTATCCGATGGCGATATACTATTTGATAATAACGCAATAACTACAACATTATCGAATTCAGATTTAGAACTTAGAAGAACAACTGCTGCAAACGTAGTTGATATTTTTGATATTAACATAAAAGAAAATAATTTTTCTAACTCTAGTAACAACTTATTAACTGTTGCTTCGACTGGTCTTGGATATGTTAAGTTTGATACTACTGCCGGTTTAGTTATTCCTTTTGGAAACAACGCTGCACGTAATAGTACTCCAGTAACAGGAGAAACTAGATATAATAATGAGCTTGGTGAAAACTTAGGATTTATGGAAGTGTATAATGATAATGCTGACAATGCCGCAGCAGGCGCATGGCAACGTGCAGCAGGTGAAGGTTCAGAAGTTACAGAAGATATTTTACAAGATTTAACTAATCTATACATCCTTGTACTAGGTTAATCTCCAGAAACGATAAATACTATTAATGCAGCGCAATGACCATTGCAATGCAGGGTCAAACTGTGGTTAACCGACAAAGAGCCCTTAGGGGATGAGAACTAGGCTAGAGGGACAGGATCCCCGTATAAGGAGAAGAGATGGCTATTGGTCGCATTAGTGGTCCGCTCTTAAAAGCAAACCTACTTCGTGAAGGGGTTAACTTAGCTTTTGAGAACGATTTACTATATC